CTTAAGATTACTGGCAAGGCTGCGAAGACAACTACAACTTCTACAAAGGCGTAAAATTACCTAAAAACCTAATACAAGAATCACAATACAAGCCTCCCAATACATGAATCCTACTCTAAAAATTACTCTATTCAAAAGAGAATTGATGGGTATAATTGTTCATATAGGGAGGTGTGGTTCGTGTATAAATATGAGATTTTAGGTGATGAAATAGTCAAGTATCTTAAGCAACAGAAGAAGAATGGAAATAAATCATTTGTCTTGAGGGCAACCGATGTAAATGAGATTTTTAGCATAACAGAAATCAGTGGTGGCAGCCGATATCCAATGATATGTCAGGCAATGGAATATGCCACTAAAAAATACAGAGGAACACAGATAGATGGAAAGAATCCGAGTTCTTCATTTACTGTTGAATATAAATTGACATTGTTTTAAGAAGGCAGACCTTTATGTGAGAGCATAGGGTCTGTTTTTGATTGAGGTGGAAAGATGATAATTACACTTGATGAAATGAAGAATTATCTTCGTGTAGACCACGATGATGATGACCTTCTTATCGAATCACTGATTGCATCTTCACAGTTACTTTGCATGGACATAGCACGAATATCTTCTGAAAGGAGATTCGAAAAAGAGCCGTGTGCAAAGATTGCGGTTATGTATGCTGTAGCATTTCAGTATGAACATAGGGAGGAATGTAATCATCTGGAACTGACCCTTTCCATTCGTGCTTTGTTATTTGGCATAAGGCGGGAGGAATTCTGATGGATGTTGCACTACTTAATGTAAAGATTACTTTTCAGAAAAACTCTGTGGAGGTTGATGCTATTGGAAACCACAAAAATGGATGGACAGATTATTATTCATGTCATGCCACAGTAAGTGGCGAGAGTGGAAATGAAAAGCATACAGCCGGAACAACAGTTGAGGACAGTGACCTTGCATTTACTATTAGGTGGTGTAAGAAAGCCTCTTTAATTGATGTTACAGGATACAGAGTTATTTTTAATGGAGAAATCTATAACATCACAGCTGTTGACCATATGAATTACAAAAAAGAATGCCTTAAATTTAGATGTCAGAAAGTGAGGAGATAAGATGGCAAATGTTAAGATTGACAATCTTGCCTCTGAAATCATGAAGGGTCTCACGGAATATAAAGATCTGGCTACTGCTGATATGAAGGTTGCTGTAGGAAAAGCGGGAAAATCAGTAAAACAGGATATCCAAGCAAATGCTCCAAAGAAAACAGGTGCCTACTCGAAGAGTTGGTCGGTCAAGACCACAAAAGAGACCTCTGACTCTTTGGAACTTACAGTTTATTCTCCAAAGAAGTATCAACTTGCTCATCTGCTTGAAAAGGGTCATGCCAAAAGAGGCGGTGGAAGGACAAAGGCAATGCCACACATCGCACCTGCAGAAGAAAGTGCAGTAAAGGAACTTGAGTCTGATATCAAAAGGGCACTTGGAGGTTCATGATGGAAGAGTTAGTAAAAATGATTGAGGAGATGGGTATCCCTTTTGCATATGACCATTTTGCTGAAGGGGAAAGTCCTGATCCACCATTTATCTGTTACCTGCTACCGGGGGACGATAATTTCGCAGCCGATGGTATTGTGTATTACAAGATAAGTGAAGTAAGAATTGAACTTTATACGGATTTCAAAAATCCAAGTATAGAAGATAAAGTTACCGCCGTGCTTGATAAGTACGGCATTTTTTATGCAAGAAACGAGGTATGGATAGAGGATGAAAAACTCTATGAAGTAGCCTATGAATTTGCGATGCCAGTATAAGGAGGAACTGATATGGCTAGTAAGAAGAATAAGGTTAAGTACAACCTCAAAAATGTACATTATGCATTGCTCAATATCGATGAGGCGGGCAATGTGACATACGGCACACCTGTACCGATTCCGGGTGCTGTGTCTATCGGTCTTGATGCGAATGGTGAGCCTAGCAATTTTTACGCAGACGGATATGTTTACCATACCATATCAAATAACATGGGTTACGAAGGAGACCTTGAGATTGCAATGGTACCAGAGTCATTCCGTGTAGATGTTCTTAAGGAGAAACTTGATGATAATAAGGTTCTCATTGAGGATGCAAATGTTGAAACTGCTAACTTTGCACTTTTATTTGAGTTTGATGGTGATGTAAGAAAAATCCGTCATGTCTTTTACAAGTGTGCTGCAAGCCGTCCGGGAGTTGAGTCACAGACTAATGAGGATGAGATTGAAGTAAAGACAGAAACTCTTTCACTTAAAGCTACACCTCTTGCAAACGGATTTGTTAAGGCAAAAACAGGTGATGATACAACCGAGGAAGTATATCAGAACTGGTATAACGAGGTTTATCTTACATCCACTACAACATCGGGAAGTGAGGAGTAATCCATGAGTATCATGAAGAAAGTGGAGATAGATGGAAAGCAGGTGCCCTTCAAGGCATCTGCAGCTATCCCAAGAATCTATAGAATCAAATTTAACAGAGACATTTATAAAGACCTTCGTTCATTAGAGAAGGCAGTGGGAGAAGGGGATGAGCAGAATTCGAACCTTGATTTATTCTCACTTGAGATGTTTGAGAACATTGCATATGTAATGGCCAAACACGCAGATGCGTCAATCCCGGACAGTCCAGAAGAGTGGCTTGATGAATTTAATACTTTTTCTATTTACCAGGTATTACCATCAATCATTGAACTTTGGGGACTTAATGTTCAGACAGAAGTGGAATCTAAAAAAAACTTCGTCCCACAGACAGGGAGATGACAACACCACTATTTCTACTTCGATGCGTACAGCTAGGAATTAGCATTCGTGACCTTGACCTTCTTACGATTGGTCTTGTGAACGATATGTACGCAGAGAATGGAAATGATGATTACAAAGGATATAAAGAACTGGCTACACAGTCAGATTTCGATAAATTTTAGAGGAAGGAGGCAGACCTATGGCAAGCAGAATACAGGGTATTACCGTTGAAATTGGTGGAGATACTACCAAGTTGCAGACAGCCTTAAAAGGACTGAACGGTGAGATAAAATCCACACAACAGCAACTTAAGGATGTTGAAAAATTATTAAAAATGGATCCGGGCAATACAGAACTTCTTGCACAGAGGCAGAAACTCCTTGGCGAGGCTGTGGGTGAGACTAAAGAGAAATTAGAAACACTAAAGACTGCAGCCGAGCAGGCTAATAAAGCACTTGAAAATGGTGAGATTTCAAAAGAACAGTATGATGCCCTTCAGAGGGAGATAATTGAAACTGAACAGGACTTAAAGAAATTAGAGGAACAGGCTAATCAGTCTGCTACAGCTGTTCAGAAGATTGCAGCCACGGGAGAAAAGTTAAAAACGACTGGAGATAATATATCAAATGCCGGGCAGAAACTTCTCCCTGTTACTGCGGCCGTTACAGCAATGGGAACGGCATCTGTAACAACGGCTGCGAACTTTGAATCATCCATGAGCCAAGTACAGGCTACGATGGGAATAACAAAGGATTCAATGTCTACCCTTGATGGACAGAGTGTAAATACAATGGATGCCTTAACAAATCTTGCAAAAGAAATGGGGGCAACCACAGCTTTTTCTGCTACCGAATGTGCTGATGCATTAAACTATCTAGCACTTGCCGGATACAGCACACAGGAAATGGCAGATACACTTCCTACAGTATTGAACCTTGCGGCTGCAGGTGGTATTGACCTTGCATCTGCATCGGACATGGTTACCGATGCTATGTCTGCCCTTGGGATGGAAACATCCGAGGCAGATACAATGGTTGACCAGATGGCTAAAACTGCATCTAGTACGAATACATCTGTTGCACAGTTAGGAGAGGGTATTCTTACTATTGGTGCTACGGCAAAGTCAATAAAGGGTGGTACAGCTGAACTTAATACGGCTCTTGGTATTTTGGCAAACAATGGTATCAAGGGTGCCGAGGGTGGTACACATCTTCGAAATATTATTTTATCGTTACAGAATCCGACAGATAAGGCTGCCGATGCAATGGAATCATTGGGAATAAAGGTTTATGACTCCCAAGGCAATATGCGTTCCATGAATGATATTCTTGGTGATTTGAATACGGCAATGGATGGAATGACATCTGCCGAAAAAGATAATATCATTAGTAAGATTTTTAACAAGACAGACCTTGCATCTGTTAATGCTTTATTAGCAAACACAGGAGAGACTTGGGATACACTCCAAGGTTCAATTACAAATAGTGCTGGGGCGGCACAGCAGATGGCAGATACCCAGCTTGATAATTTACAAGGACAGTTAACACTTTTGAAGTCAGCTCTCGAAGGGCTGGCTATTTCTTTTGGCGAACTTCTGATGCCTGCATTAAAGAGTATTGTAGGTGTTGTTCAGAAGGTTGTGGATTGGCTTAATTCACTTGATGAGGGTACGAAGAAAACTATTGTAACCATTGCTTTGGTGGCAGGAGCATTAGGACCCG